TCCATTTAAAAAAATTGTTTTTTTACCCATTTAAAATTTTGTCTATGGTTCCTTGGTATACTATTTAATCCAAACAAAGCAATAGCGTATGCCATTATTCTATCATCAAAACAACCATGTTGGGCATTTGTTATTCCTCTGGAGTCCACAACATAGGTTCTAAGCTCATCTATAAGCTCTTGATCTACTATACCACTTTCTCCTTGACGAAGTAAGTGTGCTAAGTTATCAATAATTAAAGGCTTTGTCTTGCTTGTTGTTAAGAACCCTGCACGCCTTGTTAATTTATCTGTATAAGCATCATCGACTGTTTGCTGTACATAGAGATTAGGATAATTTAATTCTTGTATTTTTCTAATCGTAGTTAGACCGTGATTGTTTCTTTCAATAAGTGTCCACGCTTTATTATAAAAATGTCCAATCTTCGCAACGATGTACGCGAGATCGAAGGGGTCTACATGACCAGACCATGTCGCAACTTGATAGCCCATATGATCTAGAACTTGTATGACGGAGTAATCTCCATGCTCCAAACCTTCCGCAACGTCTACTCCTATACAATATCTTAAAGAATCCTTTGGATTCTCGAAAATTTTTAGGAGCCCTTTTGCATGAGGTACGAACTCATTGTCTCGCACGTCGTAGCGGGAAATCGGGGTATAGCATTCAACGGCTGCTTGGTCTATGAACTTAGGCTCAACAAATAATCTTCCTGTAGTGAGGAACGCCTCCTGCGGGGTAGACGGGTACTCTTGCCTGAACAAATCTTCGCCACCTAGTTCTTGTATCTTCAATCTTCTAAACATTACTTGCTCATCGTCAAGATCAAACATACGCTTTATATCTTCTTCTTCACGCTCTAATTCAAAATACGGATCTACCTTCCTGCGGTAATCGGGCATCATGTACCACGGGATAAAACATATTTCCCATTCTCCTTCGCCACGCAAAGCTCTCATACAAGCATCGTAGAACCAACCGCCTGCTCCGTTGGCTGTAGATTCTAATAATATCTCGGACTCTGCTTCGGGGACTGTCTGGAGTAGACCGGGAATAATATCTGAGTTGGGATAGAAGGCTACCTCTGATCCGTGTAAATAGTTTGTTGTCCAACCACGACCAACTTCCCCGGTTCGAGCAGTAGCGATTCTCCATCTTGATCCGTGGGTAAACGCCATGGAATTACTTGTAGATTCTTTCAGGCTTGGGGTAACTAATGGATGCGGTAAATTATCATAGAAATTTTTAACCATACTAAAGATAGCTTTGGTGGATTCATTAAGATGGGATACCACTACCGCATTCTGATTTTTTGCAGTTACCGTCTTCCAAAAACCTCGTGCCTGACAATAGGTAGATATACCTGTCTGACGACTCTTTAAGATGAGGATTCTCACCCTTCCATGATGAGCGTATTGCTCATTGATCATATCGTCTAATAATTGCTGTGCTTTATTAAATTTAAATGGTATTAACTTACCTTGTTTGTCTATGATCTTTAAACAATTCTTGGCGTAAACGTGCAAATTCGTTTTGAACGTTTTTATAATTTTTTGAATTTCGGTTTTTTCTATTTTAGCGTCCAAAAAACAAGCCCCCCTATTGGTATTTTTTATATTTGGGGAAGAGAGAGGGAGGGGATATATGGGTATATGTATATGAGGTACCTTGGACAGCACTCCCCCATGTATGATTCTTACGCGGTTTCTTCATATGCGGTCTTTTTTTCGCGGTTTTAAAGTATCACCTTAGTTAAGGGATTCTTTTTTCTCTAAATCTAAGCTTTCGAACCAATCCGCCTCACTCATATTTACTTCAATTTTCTGCTTTTCGTCTATCATGCCGTAATACTTCATGAGCAATTCTAAGGCTTTTAAACGGCTTCCGCCTGTGTGTCCTGCTACATCACCTAGGGCTTCCTCTTTTAATCGCTCTATGATGTCGTCATGCTCTTTAAGATGCCTTTCTTTTAGTTCGCTTTGCTCCATTGAGAGCATTTTTTGAACATCATCATCTCTCATCAGTCGATACCCCTGATTATAAGCACTTTTTTCTGAGTATCCGCAACGCCTTGCCGACTCTGTAGCGTTCTTTGTAATCATATAATGAGATACGAACTCCGCCTTTCTTTGCATCATTGTTTTATCTTTAATAGCCATTTTTTGTTCTTGTTTCCTCTATATGGTTTATTGCTTCTTTTTATTATATATCCTTATGCAGCTTATGTGTATCTGTCTCTTTTGCCTCTCTTTTTTCCTCCCCCAAAAAACGCCCTCGCAAGTTCCAGATCATAAAATCCGGGCATTGGTATTGCTTTTTTTATTAGCTTCTAACCCTGATTAAAAAAAGCTTTTTAAAATTAATTTAGAAAAATATTGACATGCAGCTAAACATATTATTTAATTGTATACATTGATTACATACACAAAAGGAGGGAATGCAATCATGGATTATAAAAGAGAAGAAATACAAGAATACTTTGACGACTTCATAGTTGAAAATGAAAAATATCTTGAAAGAGAACATCCTGACACTTGGCAAGATGATTTACATCATGAGGCTTTTAATACTGACTATTATATTATTGGTACTTATCAAGCCAAGCAATGGTTAGGTAATGAAGCCTTTAATATTATTGGATTTATAAAAGACTATGAACAATCTAACTTTGGCGAAGTTAATACAGACCTATCATGCCCTGAAGCGGTTGTGAATATGTACGTATATATTATCGGCGAAGAGATTGTATATGAATACTTAAATAATCTAGAGGAGGTGGCGTAAATGTATAACATAGAAGAGTTTATTGATTACTTCATGGAGTTTTATTTTGATACAGATATCACTAACCAAGAAGCACGAAAATATACAAAGCTTTATATAGAACTATTTCCCAATCTTTGGGGTGGTGGCGATAGTTTAGACAGAGAAAAAGTCTATGAGCTGTTATTAATGGGTAAAGGTGACGCAATAGCCAAACAAAATAAACTAGAGGGGGTGGCGTAATGAGTAATGATAAATTTTTAGAATATGAACAAGCTATGCTTGATTATAAAGAAACAAACGATTACTCATACTATTGCTTTCCTTTAGATATTGGAAAGGTTGAAATCTTTATGAGTGAGTCATGCCAACACAAAGAGTATGGCGTTTACTATGACATCTTTATCAATAAAGAAGACTTTGACGGTGGAGTATATAGGCACGAACTATTTCAAGACGCTGATGAATTGGGCGACTTTGAATATGACTTGTGTGCAATCGATGTTTTAAGATATGTAAAGCAAAGATTTCAAGACTCTGATTTAACTATTAATACATAAGGGGGTAATTATGGATTTTAATATCAGCATCAAAAAGCAAGGCGGTTTCTATGAACTGTCTTGCGTTCACTTAGGGCTTAGAGTTAGCAAGGTATATCATGGGTATTCACTTGCTGATTCTATCAAAGCATTTCAAGAGTACTTAGATTATGGATTTAAGGGGTAATTATGATTAAATATTTTTGCGACGTTACAGGAAAAGAACTTGAGCTTGATATCTGTCTTTTTGAAAATGACAAGCTAGAATCAAAAGGGGTTCATATTTATACAGAGGGCGTTGTTCAACGCGTAGGATATGGAGGAGATTTTAACCTTGACTACAATGTGTATTGTAAAGAGGAAGCATTGAAAAGATTTCCTGAACTTAATGAAGACGATTTTAATTCTGATATATGGGGGTAATCATGAAAATACAAAATCTAAAGATAGGAGATAGATTGCAATTTGCAGAAAATACTTTTGCTTGTGTTGGACAATATGAAGTAGACATCTCATTACTAAAAGGAACAGTTGAAAACCTTAGCCATTCATTAGATGGAAATCATGTATGGGTTAAGCTTGATATTCCTCACAAAGAATTTGAAGGTGATGAATGGGGCAACTGTGTTCAATTCAATTCAGATATATATTCAAGCGGAGGTACTTCTTTTGAGTACCTACAAAGAGCGAGGAAGATCGAAAATGAAACATTTTAAAGATAGAAAGTTTAGCTTATTCAACTATATGTGTGACATCCTTTATGACTTCTATGAGAGGAACGGTTTAGAGCATATGTGTGCTTTAGATTCTCTTGCAGTAGGTAACTATAAAGATACTAAGCATTATCTGTTCTTACAGAGATTTTGTGATGTTTGGGATAGAGTTGAAGAGAGAGAGACTATGAGAAGTATTAATAGTGCTACTGATGAGGAATGATTTTCCGAAACCTTTTCTTTTCCCTCGATTGAGGG